ATGGCCCATGGACAACCTGCGGTTGCTCGCTAGCCCAGAAGATTCGGGAGCTAAACCGATGAGGAGGTAAACCCCCTGGCCGAGTTCGTCCCCGCGATCCCCGCTCGCGCCGATGCACTCGTAGAGTTCACGGACTTCAAGGACGCCGGATGCCACCTCCATCCTTCGTGCCTACGATGCCCGCTCGCGCAATGCATCTTCGACGTCGTCGGAGGGTCTGCCCGTCTCCGCTTCTTGGAGACGCGTTCCAAGGTGCTTGAGCTGCACGACCGCGGCTGGGACGTGCTCGCTATCGCCAAGGAGTTGTACGTCTCCAAACGCACCGTCTACCGCCACCTGGCTGACCGTTGATGCTGAGCGTGCTCGAGGACCGCGACACGCTGATTCGCAGCATGCGGCTGGAGGCCGCGCGCTGGGACTTCCCCACGTTCCTCAACTTCGTCTTCATTGAGCAGGTCATCATCCGCCCGGGCCAGGACCCGGAAGCCGTCGGCCCAATGAGGATGGAACTGTGGCCGCACCTGCTCGAGCGCGCCCAGGCCTGGCAGCTCGGCGGCGACGAGGTCATCCTCAAGGCCCGGCAGCTCGGCCTCTCCTGGCTGGCGGCCGCGTTCGCCTGCTTCAAAGGCCTGCAGCCCTCCTCGCGCGTCCTCTTGCTCTCCAAGACCGAGGACGACGCCTTCGAGCTGCTCTCCAAGGTGGAGTTCGTCTTCGAGCACCTGCCGGAGGAGCTGAGGAAGCCGCTCGAGACGGACAACAAGAGCACGCTCGAGTTCGAGGGCGGCGGCATTGTGCGCGCCCTGCCGTCCACCCAGAACGCCGGCCGCGGCTTTACCGCTCGCCTGGTCATCGCTGACGAGGCGGCCTTCCACCAGTGGGCCGCCCAGAACTTCAAGGCCTACCGCGCGACCGTGGCCGACGGCGGCCAGCTGCTCATCCTCAGCACCGCCAACGGCGTCGGCGGCTTCTTTTACGATCGCTTCATGTTCGCCCGGCGTATGGAGACCCTGCGCGACCAGCTCGAGCGCGGGACCGCCGGCGAGGGCTTCGACAGCCCGGAGGTGCGCGCCGCCGTCCATGCAGCGCCCACGCCCGTCTTCATCCCCTGGAACGCCCGGCCAGACCGCGACATCTTCTGGCTCGAGAAGGAGCGCCTGCAGTACTCGGGCCTGCCCGAGGAATTCCGGCAGGAGTACCCAGCCAACGAGGGGGAAGCCTTTGTTCAGCTCACCGGCCTGGTCTATCCACAGTTCAGCCTCGAACGTCACGTGGTTGACCACGACCCCTGCGACTGGGGCGAATGTCTGTACCGTTACGCTTCGTATGACCTGGGCGGGGGTGACCCAACCGCCATCGTCGTCCTGGGCGTCTACCGCACGCCCGAGGGACTCGAGCGGGTGCATCAGTTCGGGCAGTTCTACCGCCGCACCGGCGCGCCCACCGACGAGGAGCTGGCCGCGTTCCTCCTGGCGTGGCACCGTGTCGCGCCCTTCACGAGCATCGAGCCGGACCCCGTTAACGCCACGACCGCTGCGACTCTGAGGAGCCACGGGCTACCGGTGGCCGAGAGCGGCCGCTTCGCCCGCCAGGAGCGCCTGGGTGTCCAGGCCTACTTCCTCGACCGTGGCTTCCTGACCATCGGCGCCCACTGCAAGGAGAGCATCGCGGAGTTCTACGGCTACCGCTGGGCGACCCGCGTAGACCCCAACTCGAAGGACCGCTACAAGACCAGCACGGCGCACGACAACCACGCCGACGCCATGGACGCCCGCGGCCTGGCGCTGCTCATCGTCTACTTCGACATGATGACCAGGGCTGCCGCGCGGTCGGAGCCGGTGTTGAGCATCCCGCTGAAGGTGTAGCTGAGACGCCGCCCATCGGAGGTAGCTGCCACGCCCGCATAGCCTCTTGGCATGACCAGCCCAGCCCTCGAACGTGAACTCCGCGCCAGCGGCGACCAGAAGCTGCTCAGCGCCGTCGAGAACAAGGCCAAGCCCAAGGTGCCGGCCAAGCCCGAACTGTCCGAGGTGATGGAACTCTACGAGTACCTCAAGACCGCGCAGCTCGACTGGCGCGCGACCGCCTTCGAGGAACGCAAGCGGCGCTACCTTCAGGACAAGCTGCCGCCGCGCATCCAGAAAGAGCAGTTCGATGGCCGCCGCTTCTACAGCCGCCTGACCCACAACGAGATCAACCGTGTGGTCGGCCAGCAGACGGACAACCCGCCGCGCTTCACCGTACCGCCGGCTGGCGAGGAAGAGGACGACAAGCTGCGCGCCGCCAAGCAGACGCGCTGGGCCAACAACCTCCTGGCCGCTCTGCAGCGTGGCAACAAGGGGCGTCGCGGAACCAACCTGCGGCGGCGCATGGCCGACCTGCAGAACGAGATTGGCTACGGCGCGCTCGAGGTCTACCTGACCGACGCCTACGACGACCTGGACGCGACGGAGTCCCCGGACCTCACGCCCAAAGAGAACCTGAAGCGCATGGAGGCGTCCACCAGGGCGCGCAAGCTGCCCTTCGGCATCCGCGTGGTGGACGGACTCAACCTGCTCATCGACGAGGGCGACGACGGCGTCGAGGCCGTGCTCATCCCCGAGGCCAAGCCGGCCGCTTCCGTGCTGCGCCGCTACCCCAAGCTGAAGACGGCGCTGCAGAAGGACGCCCCGCGGCCTGGCGCTGCCGGCTACCCGATGGAGCAGGCGACCACGCCGCCAACCGGCGTGATGACGGTCGATACCATCCGCTACTACGACGCCTACTGGTACGTGTACATCGTCAACGGCGTCATCGCAGACGGCCCCAGACCGCACGGTCAGCCTGGCCTGCCCGTCTTCCCCTTCTACGGACTCATCACCGGCTCGCCCAACTTCGAAGAGGGTGTCGAGGGTATCTGCTGGGGCATGGGCTCAGCCGAACTCAGCATCAACGACATGATGACGCTGATGATGGACGTCATGTGGAAGAACCGGCACGGCAAGTTCGTCATCGAGACCGACCTCGAGGGACGCTTCCTGCCGGACCCGAACAACCCCAGTTCACCGATGGCCATCGACCTCAGCGACCCGGACCACGTCCAGCAGCTGCTGCCCGGGCAGCACCTCATCAACGCCTACAAGGAGTGGCAGCCGTTCTTCCAGATGCCGATCCTCAACCTGGCGCTGCAGATGTGGGGCAAGAGCGCGCAGAACCCCATTGCCCAGGGTGAGAGTCCCGGCGCCGATGCGGCGGGCTACACGGTGGCCACGCTCAGCGAGAACGCCGGCGTCATCTACAAAGACATCATCGAGAACGAGGCCAACGTCTGGGCGCAGGTCTTCGACCACATCCGGCGGCTCATCAAGGAGACGCTCAAGCTGCCCGTACCGCTCGCCTGCCGCGGCCAGGGTTCCGCTTACAACAAGGTCGAGTGGCTCAGCCTGGGGCCGGACGACATCACCGATGTGCCCTGCGTGGTCAAGATTGACCCCTACTCCGACGCCCATCGCCTGGCCAACCGCCAGAGCTGGATGGAGGGCAACCAGGCCGGCTACGTGCCGCGGCGCGAAGTCCAGGTCAACGCCTTCGGGGCTGAAGACCCGGAGTTGTGGAACGACGAGATTGTGCTTGACGGCATGCGTGAGCGCGTCGCCCAGATGGCCGTCGAGGGAGCCATGACGGACGTCCAGATGCTGGCCGCCCCGCAGACCTCGGGCCTGGTGGACGCCAGCGGCAACGAGCTGCCCAGCACCCTGGGCCGGGGCGGCGCGGTCGGCCCACCGACGCCCCAGGGGCCATCCCAGCCGCAGGCGCCGACGGTCGGCGCAGCCCAGCAGCGTGCCAGCGCCTCGCCCCAGTTCACGGGCGCGGCGCGCGGCGGGGAAGACAACGGCTACGTGCCGCGGAACGCGAGGCAGTAGATGGTCGAGAACAGCATGACGCCGCGCTTCTCGCGCACCCGCTGGAACAAGCTGCGGGCCGAGGGCGTGGCCATGTACAACCACTTCAAAGAGCTGTGCATCGACGAGCTGATGGTCGAGGGCGCGCCGCCGCTGACCGCCGACCTGAGCGAAAGTGAGGAGTATCACAAGCTCGCGACGATGGCCCTGGCGGGTGACCCGCGCTACCTGGCGGATCCGGCAGCCAAGCGACGCTTGGCCGAGCTGTCGCTGCGCTACGGCCCTCCACCCGATTACCCTGTGCCCATCGGGCACCACTTCCCGCAGCGCCCGGCCCAGGAGGCCGCTGCCATGAAGAACGCGGCCACGCCGTCGTACATCTCGTAGGAGCTGCGCTGTGGACAACCAGGACGTCATCGACCAGATCCAGGAGATGCTCGACGAGCACTCCGCGCAGCAGCCGCAGCCGGCGGACTACACCAATTCCGACGGCTCGCTCGACCAGGTCACCTACCAGGCCCAGCTCTCGGCCTGGCAGCAGGACCAGCTCAGCATCATCAACTCGCTCAAGGGCTACCAGGACGACAAGATGGGCATCCTCACGCTGCCCGATGGCACGATCGTCCCCACCAGCCACCTCAGCCCCGAGCAGCAGCGCGGCGTCTCCGAGTACAACGACCGCCTCTACAACCAGCTCATGGCCAAGTACGGGCTCGACCAGTACAGCCTGCGCCGCCAGAGCGCGCTGGATGAGAACCAGCGCCGCCTGGACGACTACAACGCCCAGGTTGACCAGTTCAAGAACAAGATGGCCGTTGACGACAGCGACCTGAGCCGTTCCCTGGCCAGCCTCGACCGCTGGATGAAGGGCCAGACCGTGGCCGGCGACGATGCCTCGCGCATCCAGACCGCGCAGCAGGAGGCGAGCAAGTACGGCACCACCGACGGCAAGACGTCGTTCAGCGGGCGCGACCTCGGCGCCGGCGTCTCGATGCTCGCCCAGCAGGGCGGCATACCGCTGGACGCGCCGCTCATCAACTACCCCGGCGTGCAGACCTGGGATCCGGTGGCCGACCGTCAGCGGTCAGCAGCCAGCCTCGGTATCAGCGACCAGGCGCCGGCCATCCCCATGCCGAGCGTGGGGATGGCGGACGTGCCCGCGCTGCCGGCCTTCGATGCGGTGCCCAGCGGTGGCGGTGGCTCGCCGATGCCGGTCGCCCCGCCGCACCTCCCGCCCTGGCAACCCCCGGGCCTGCAGGGCAGCGTCAACAACGTCGCGGGCAAGGTGGCCGGCGGCATCCAGTCCTTCGGCAACTCGTTCGTCAACAAGCTCATCGCCGGCTCGCAGCCCAGTGCGACGCCCTACCAAGACGTCGTCCTGAGGTAATGCGCCATGGTCATCCAGACGGTCACCGGCACCCAGATCCCGCTCGACGCGGCAGGCATCGCCAACATGGCGGCGGGCAACAACCTGACCGCCCGCGGCCAGGACGTCAGCCAGCGTGGGCAGGACATTCAGATCGCGGGCCTGCTCGCGCAGTTCGAGCAGCAGGGCCAGCAGGCGCTGCAGGAGTACTACAACAACGTGGCGACCTTCGGCCTGCAGAAGGCCAGCGCCATCTACCAGAAGCGCCTGGCGGACGCCCAACTCACGCTCCAGGCGGCCACCACCGGCGGCGAGCAGCGCGGCCTCGCGGCCAACCTCAAGCTCGACACCCTGAAGGCCCTGGCGGACCGCTCTGGCCCCCAGAACTGGGTGGGCTACAGCTACATGCTCGACAAGCTGGGACAGCCCACCGGGCAGCGCGTGGACCCGTTTTCGTGGGCTGACAGCGTGGTTGACCCGCGCTTCGCCCAGGATTCGACCTACGACTGGACGACCGGTGGCGAAGACCCCTTCGCGGGCGTCCAGGGGCCGCAGCAGGCGGCTGGCCTGGGGGGCATGCCCAAGAGCCTCGGCTACCCGATTCGCGAAACGCAGCCATGGCAGTACACTCTGCAGGCCGGGTCAGGTGGCAACGGCGGCGGTGTCTCACAGCCCGCCGCCACCGGCATCTTCTCCCCCGCCCCCAAGCCCGCCACCAACATCACCGGCCAGCAGCCCCAGGACATCTTCAGCGGCGTGCGCAACGAGGACGTGGCGGGCCTCAAGAGCGGCGACCGCGCGCTCATCACGACCGGCACCGGCGGCGACAGCAACCGCAACGACTACACCAACTTCCGCGTCTTCGAGCCTGGCACCAACCGCGAGTACGGCGCCGGCGAGACCGTCAAGGCCGGCACCCCCGTCTGGTTGCAGCGGCTCTCCAAGGGCGGCCCGATGCGCGACCGCATCGCCATCGTGGGCGAGGGTGCGACGGCCAAGAACCTGGGCAAGAACGGCGAGCTGCTCATCAACCACACGGGCGCGCCGATCGACATTGTCAACAACAAAGACGCGAAGGCCATGCTCAAGGCCATGGACGACGAGGGTAGCGAGATGATGCCCGACGACGAGGCCACGGAGGGCGAGGTCACGCTCGGCCGCGAGCGCAAGCCGGAGAAGTACGCCAAGGGCACCGACTGGCTGAAGAAGCTGAAGAGCTACGACCAGGGCACGGGCAACTTCCAGTGGGTCGGGCAGAGCCAGACGGTCGATGCCGACGGCCACGTCACCACCAACAAGCAGAACCCGGACGGCTCGTGGAACGGGTACGACGCCCAGGGCCGCGAGGTCTACCGCGCGGCCGGCAATGACCCCAACTACGCCTGGGCGCGCGGCGGCGTGCAGGGCTTCGCTGGCATGACTCGCCAGCAGCGCGACGCCATGATTGGCGGACGGGACCCGCTGCAGGGTGCAGCCCAGGGCCAGCCGGTGACGAACATCTTCGGTGGGTCAGGCGGCTCTGCTGCAGGAGGCGGCGCTGGCTACCAGTCCTCCGCGGCCGGCGCCGGCGCGACTGCCACGGATGCCACTGGTGGAGCCTGGGGCATGCCGGACACCCCCGACTACATCAACTACTCGCCCGACGTCATCGGCAACCAGCCGTGGCTGCAGGCGCTGTTGCGCGGACACCGCGCGGGTGGGCAGTTCGGCTCCTTCGGCGCCACCCTCGCCAACCCGCGCTTGGGGGTAGCGGGCGTGCCCACCAACATCAACCTCCAGGGTCTGGCCCAGATGGACTCGAGCCAGCAGCAGGCGGCCGCCGCCCTCTACAACCAGGGGCTGGGGGTGGACTTCAACGACATCCTCGGCCGCGCGCAGAAGAGCGCCCTGGCCACGAAGGCAGCAACGGCCAAGCGTTACGGGAGGTAACCCCGGGTGGTAGCAGTTAACTGGTGGAAGTACGCGACCATCGAAGAGAAGCGCGCCAACGACCGGGCGCGCTTCGACGCGATCACCAGCGAGGCCCGCAACGCCCTCGCCAACGGTGACCCGGCCGGCGCCCGCGCCACCCTGCAATCAGCGTCCCGCGGCACGGCCAAGCGGCCGTCCTGGGAGACCACCGTGCGCGACAGTCTCAAGGCTCGCATGGCCCAGGCGCAGGCCAGAGCCAAAGGCAACGAGGTGGCCAACAAGCTGGGCGCGGTCGCTGAGACGATCCTGCCTGGCACCGCGGCTTCTCGAGCCCGCGCCAACCTCGAGGCTCGCGCACGCGGCGGGGGGCTGGCCAAGCTGTCCACCCAGGGCGGCGGCAGCAAGCTGACCGACGAGCAGGCCATCCAGCTCAGCCACAAGCTCAACAGCCGTTCCACCGGCCTGGACTACGCGCTGCACGAAGGCCACGCCCTCGTCAGCGGCCAGGAGATGCAGAACCGGCTGGGCATCGACACCGGCTACATCGACACACTGCGCAAGCACGGCATCATCGGCGGGCTGGCAGCCGACACCATCGACGCGGCAACCGCGCCGGCCACGATTGCCACTGCGGGCATTGCGGGCCTGGGCAGCGTTGGGGCCAAGGCAGTGGGTGCCACCCTGGCACGCCGCTGGGCGGCAGAGACGGCAGCGCAGGCGGTCGGCAACACGGCTGGCCGCGAAGTGGCCACGCGCACTCCTGAGCCGGTGCTCGAGGGCATCGGCAAGGTCCAGGGGTTGCGCACGGGCAAGGACGTCAGCCCCGAGGCCGTCCGTGCCGAGCTGGCCCTGGGCACGGGCCTGGTTGCCGGCAGCAAGGCCTTCGGCCTGACCAACGAGCTGACCAGCCCCGAAGGCATCGCCGCTGCCAAGCAGACGCTCGACACCGCCGGCGGACCGGGCAGCATGCTGCGCCAGTTGCACGCCGATGAGGTCGGCGGGCGCAAGGTCGTCAAGCCAGGCGACCGGGTCTTCCACGGGACGGACAAGGAGTTCGAGGGGCCGCTGCAGGCGTCTCCCGGTGGAGCACTCAGCCGGGGCGTGTACGTCGATGCCACCAACCCCGAAGACGCGACCCTGGCCAACTCCTTCACCAACCGACAGCAGTGGGGGGGAGCTGAAGCCAACGGGCCGCCGGCATCGGCCCGTGTCTATCCGCTGACGCCTACTCGCGACCTGAGCCTGCTGCGCTCCGATGAGGCGGTCACGCCCGCCGAGCTGAAAGCCATTCGCAGGCAGATCCCCGCAGCGCAGCGCAAGCGGTTCGATGACCTGGTGGCCAACGGCTCGGGCCGGCAAGCCCTGGGCGACGATGTCAACTGGGCGATGAAGACGCTGGCCCGCGACGAGTTCATGAAGAGCGGGTTGCCGGCTGAGGAGTTCCCCACCTACGGCGACAAGTACGTGGCGGAAAAGCTCAAGGCGGCGGGCTTTGACGGCGTGTACAGCCAGGACATCTCGAAGATGCATACCAGCGAGGCGGCGGTCTTCGACCCCAACGACCTCGAGTCCTGGTTCGACCACGCGGCCCGCCAGATCCAGCCGGTCGAGCACCCGGCCCAGGCCGAGCAGCTCGCCGCCGAAGCGGCCGCCACGCCGCAGCCGCGGCTCAAGGTCATCGACGAGCTGACGCCCAGCCGCAGCGATGCCGGCGCACGCCTCAACCGCAAGGTCAATCGCAACCCCGCCGCGGGCCTGCCAGCGAACCCGCGCACGGTCCTGAGCGACAGCCAGGGCACCTTCCAGGTCGGGCAGACGTCTTTCGAAGACTGGGTCAACCGCCTGACCACGCAGCTTGGAGACCCGCAGCAGCTCCATCAGGCGCGCTACTGGTACGAGGACCTGCACCAGGGCTTCCAGCAGCTCCCGCCAGACCAGCGCGAGACGTTCGCGCTCGCCTGGCTGATGAGTCAGCAGCAGGCTTCGCCCTCCGCCGGCATGATGAACGTCTTCCGCGCCGAGGACGTCGGCCGCTTCGGTTGGCCCGAGTTGAAGAAGGCGGGCCTCAACAAGGACGCGCTCTACTCCATCTTCCGCGGCCAGGCTCCCAAGGGCGGCGCTGGCGCCAAGCTGCTGGACTTCATCGACTCCGCCGAGCTGAAGAACACCCGCCGGGTGATGGGCGACCATCCTGGGGGCGGTGCGCCCGCGGTTATTGACGTCTGGTCTGGCCGCGACGTGGGCCTGGTGGACGGGCCGACTATCAACTACGTGCGCAAGCGGTTCGGTGATGCTGCTGCGGACGCGCTCAAGAAGGACTTCGATGCCGGCATCGACGAGGTCAAGTACGAGCGCGCCGCGGACTTCTACCGCGAGACAGCCAGGCGCCTCAATCAA